TGCTATACTCGTAATGTCTATCCTTTTTTATATATATATTATATTATATTAGATACTTATAGATTTTTTTTAAAAAATAAATAAAATATATTGCAGTTGCCGCTTACGGCGAGATATGCCAGATATTCACCAGATTTTAAAAACACCATTTACCAGATATTATCTGATCAATATCTGGGTGGTCTCGCCGTCAGTATTTTAAATATTGACAAACTATTTTAATCTGCTATTATCAAGACATCAAACAAAGCCGATCAAAACTTGATCGGAAGAACTCATACAGGAGATCACATGAAACTTTCAAACCTCAACTACGAATATACGCTTGGTAGATAGGATCTTGAGACCTGGTAGGCGCTATGACCTGAAGGAGAACTTATGTCAGAAGTTCTCACAAGAGTTTTTAGATGAGATTTCATTGGAGAAGTTGCTAGCATAATCAAACAGATATTCCTGCACCGCAAGGGGCATCCCCCTCCCAAGGCAAAGCCTTCCCCTCCCAGGGCAAAGCCTTCCATTGGTTGTTCTTTGCTCGTAGAGTACGCTACAGCGACCATCTGACACTTTTAAATGCCAAACCCTCACCGTACATCCTGTTTTGATTTAGAATTGATTCTAGCCACTGTTTTGTGATCGACAGGGGCAATTTTAGCGCATACTTAAAGGTATGTTTAGATTGTCTAGCTCTTGATTGATTATTTTTAGAACTTCTGAGCATGTTAAATAATACAAATTCCAATAATCAATATCTGGCATAGCGGAATCGTCTATGGAGACTTCAAGCAAAGATTGCCTCTTGTAAGCAGGCTGAACGTCTACTTGATATCCAAAGAACTCTTCTTTTAGCTTTTCTTCTATGCTGTCCATCAAGTGTGGAGCTGATATTTCTAGCAAGTTTTGTGGGATGTTTACGAAAATTTGTCGTGTCATGGTGTGCTCCTTATGAGACTTTTAATGTTAAATGTAAACCGTTTTGTTTTGTGCCGTCGCACTCAAAACTGTTTGCATTTTACATTAACTTTTACGTTTTTACAAGATATTTATATCATACTATTTTAATTGTGTAATATTTTCACTGTTCTCGGATTCCATACGTAAAATTGCAGTACTTTTGCTTGTACTATAGATAGCAGTACTTTTGTAAAAACATACGACTCTAACAAGGAAACAATGCGTTAATTACGCAATGCAATCTTCTTGCATCGTGCAACTATTTGTACTAATATCGTACCATCCTGTTCACTAACGCATATAGGCAAGCCACACAAAGGACCCTTGATGTCTGACGACTATGATCAACCATACCAACCGCGAAGAACACAAAACCTACCCTGGTTACCACAAAAAAAAGAGCAACTTCCGATCCGTGAAGAGGTCGAAAGGTCTGTTGAGGACATCACACGTAACTGCCTAACCTTTATTTCTAAGACGGTTGACGCACGCAATAAGAAGCTAAATGATGGTGGAAATGTAACCATGTACGAGGCGGAATGTGCCGCTAGGTTGATGAAGTTCTTGCAAGAATTTAATCGTGACTTAAATACAATAGACGTACAGCTAGAAACAGAACAAACAAGAGCAACGCCAGTTATATCCTTTGGCGAAATGTCTGAACGCTTGAAAGACCTTATGAGTCAGGGTGGCGACAAGATACCTAAGGTGCCGGAACTGTGATAGATCAAAGCATGTCGATTCATGGAATACAGAAAGAGTACTATTCCAAGAATGTATTTAATATTCAAAAGCACTACGAAAAAAGCATATCAATCCTTGATGATATTTACTCCTTCTGGGTGCCACATGACTATCAGCAAGCAATCTTCAATGACTTCCTAAATGGTAAAAAAGTAATAATGGCAGATTGTGGGCGAAAGTTCGGCAAGTCCGAAATGATACTTGCGATGCTCTACTATATCGCAATGATGTATCCCGGTGCTGCCTGCTATTACATCTGTCCATTCGCAAAGCAGGCGAAGGAAATTATATGGGAGTCAAAGCGTATCCAAAACTTTCTGCCAGACGACATGCAGGAAAAATATATGAAAAAGAACAAGCTGAGACGCTTTAACAACTCTGAACATAGAGCAAATCTTCTTAATGGTAGTTTTATAAAGGTAGATGGTGCTGATAACTTTGAGGCGTATCGAGGTATCAACCCACACATTATAGTGTACGACGAGTTTAAAGATCATCATCCAGAGTTCCACAAAGCAATGGATCCAAACTTATCAGTATTTTCTGCTCCACTCATTATAGTTGGTACACCTCCAGGAGAAGAGATCCATTTTTATTGGGACACGAAGGCCGAATGTTTAAATCCTGAAAATACTTCCAAGGTTTACTACAATTTCCCATCATGGTGTAATCCTTACATACCAATCGAATGGTTCAGGGCAAAAAGAGCGGAGCTTTTTAGACTTGGTAAAGATGATGAGTGGTTCCTGGAGTATGAGGCAAAATTTGTTAAGTCAGGTTCAAAGTTTATCTACTATCCATTAATGCTTGATGATCAAAAGCAATCATCAAGCATAATACTTTCAAGGATACATTATAGGCGCAAAGATTGGCAGTTTATTGTTACCGCCGATCCAGCCGCCGCTAGTTGTTTTGCCGTGCTAATATCGGCGTACAACAAAGTTACGAACGAGATGCTACATATAGATGAGATTTACGAAACCAAACAGGAGAACTTAACGATACGGCGAATATGGGAACAAATAATTGAGCTTCTTTCCCCATTGGTCGGAATTGAAATAGAAATTGATGCCGATGGAAATGAATCATATCTTTTTGGAAGCGACGTAGACTTCGTGTACGACGAGGCAGAGACGTGGTTCATGAATGAAATGATAGAAGAATTTAATATTGCATGGGTACCAACAAGGAAAGCACAGAATAAAAAAGAGTCAGGCATCTCATTGGTAAAAGATCAAATGGTTGAAAATCTTTTCTTTTATTCTGACAAGTGCAAGAACTTGGAAATTGAAATGAAGACGTACTGTAAAGACAAGAACGGCAAGATTAAAAAGGTTAATGATCATTTATTGGATTGTCTCAGATATACCAACGCTTTTGTAAATGCCACAACAAAAGACTCCACAAAACAAAAACAAAATGCATACGACAAAGACAGGGAGCGCAATAGACGACCAGGGCAAGACATTAATAATATGGCCAATCAAATCGATTGGTATCAAGAACAAGATCCCGACTAGTTCCTAGTCGGGTGTAACAATGGAGACGATCAAGATGGACGAATTATCGCTTAACATTATCGCAGTAGTAGCAATTATCCTTGCAACAATTGGGATGGCCCTATCCTTTATCTGTATTTCCATGCTGGTTGGATACAAAAACTCAACACATCAGATAGTGCAAGTTCCGGCGCAGGAAAATAACATTAGCAACAATGAGTTTGAAAAGAACATGCTAAGAGAAGAAACTTCTTTTATGGAAGATCATTATTAATGTACTATAGTCGTACTATCATTATATACAACAAATATTCTCCGTTCATGTAATGGACGGAACAAGGAAATTATATGGCAGTAAGCTTTGACGAACTCGACACAGCAAATGACTTCTCTGGTAAACCACTATGGGCAATTAACAGAAAAGATGAAAAGGAATTGCTTGCATGGTGTATCGAAGATTTTAACCAAAAGAAGATGCGATACGAGCAACTTAACCAGGTTTTTTACGAACATCTCTGCATGTACAAGGGCGTACAGTATCGCTCAATGAGGTCAAGTAATAATGACAATGACTCTGAATTAAAAGACAACCAACGTGCTCCTCGTGTTGTCATTAACCACATCTACGATCTAATTGAAACCAACGTCTCTAAGCTTACACGTTATCGTCCAGCAATTACTGTCGAGCCATTCAATATCTACGATTACAAGGATAGGCAGAATGCAAAGATGATCAAGAAATTGATAGATGCACGATGGAACGATGCAAACTTAGACAAGTTCTTTCGCGACATAGAACTTGGCGCAGACATCTTTGGTTATTGCTTCATGATGATCTCTTGGAATCCTAACACTGGTAAAACACATCCAGATTATGAAGACGCAATTAAAAAAGGCAAGCAAGTAAAGATTACAACTGAAAGCGGTGACACTGTTAACATAACAAAAGCCGTTAAGATTGGAGACGTACAGTACAAAATAGTACGCCCAGACCATATTCTACTTCAAAACAAAGGTTCAATGGAAGATGTTGAACATGCGACCTACGTTTCGTACGTCAATATAGACAACGTGAAAGCAATGTATCCAAAGAAGCAGAACGATATTTCTGGAAGTTCTTCTGATTATCTTGATCTCGATGCTTACCACGACAATATAAGTTCAAGTGATATCCTACTCAAAAGAGTTTTTCATCGCTCAACGCCAGAACTTCCAGATGGTATGATCATAACTTTTTGTGACGATTGCATTCTAGACGTTAGAAACCTTATTGATATGTATCCAGATGGTGACTTTCCATGGATTATCCAGACGGATATCGATGTACCAGGAGAGCAATTAGCAAGGTCAGCAATATCAAATATTCGTCAAGCACAGCGACACTACAATAACCTTGCGAGTGGTGTAGCTAGGAACCATGGAATTGCTTCAATGCCTAAATGGGTAACGCCTCAAGGTATGTGTGACATTAAGCAACTTGAGAATGGATCAACTGTTATCCAATATAAGGGGCCAACTCCTCCTCAGTTGGTAGCGTTTTCCCCAACCGCTCCTGAAGTTTTCAAATATATGGATAAATTAGAATTGATAATGGAAAAACTTAAAGGTATCCACGCAACTTCAAGAGGAGCTCCTCCTTCTGGTGTAACGTCTGGCGTGGCAATGCAGTTTCTTGATGAACAAGAGAATGAAAGAGCATCGTCAAGAGTAGCAAAAAGAAATTCAAATATTCTAGCATGTGCAAAGAAAACACTTTTGCTAATGCAGAAATACTACAAGAAAGAAGATGGAAGGGTTTATAAGTCCTACGATTCAAACTTTAAGTTTGATTACTCTATCTTTGAAAATGCAGACTTCAATGATTCCTACGATGTGAGAATTCAGAAGGGAACTTCACTACCAGAATCAAAGGCAATGAGAACCCAGACTATCATTGACTTAAAGACAGCTTTCCCAACTTCGATGACAGATCAAATGGCACTTGAGATGTTAGACTTTTCTTTTGACCAAAAGTTTAGAGATTATGCTTCTGCTGCTGTAAGAGCTGCTGAATATGAGAATGAAAATATTTTATCTGGTAAGCCACAAACTGAACCGGTTGGATGGGAGGACCATGTAAGTCATTACCGTATGCACATTATTGATATTCAAGATACAAAATTTAAAGAGCAACCGCGAGAAATACAGCAAGCAATGGTTGATCATATCATGGCAACTGAATATTTAATGGATGTGAAGATGAGAGCAAATAGCGAATACGCTAAGCTTGTTCTTCAAACCTTCCCTCATTTTCCAATCTTTTTTAACAATGAGACAGAAGTTCCCCCAGCTCCACCTGCTCCAATGCAACAACCAATGCCTCCTCTTCCTATGGTTGGTCCTCAAGGTCCAGATATGGGCGTAGGTATGCCTCAGCAAGGCTTTCCAATGGATGCACAAGCTGGACAACTACCTCCCGAATTGATGCAAATGCCTTTGCCACAGGGAGTATCAGCACCGATAGTGTAACTATAAGTTTAACTAATGGGAGTAAGCCTTGATAACAAGGAACTCCCAAGTGTTCTGTCTATGTAATAGACGGCATAACAAAGGAAATAAAATGGCAGTAGAAGGAAACGAATCAGGTCCAGAATCTTTTGGTGATCTTGATTCAGATTCAAGCGTAAACACATCAGGCCCAGTAAGTTTTGACGACTTTGATCGTGTGGATGATGCTGTAAAAGAGAATGTTAAAGAGAAAAAAGAATCAAAGGCAAAGGCAAAGGAAGCGAATGAAGTTAAAGAAAAGAAGGCAGAAATTCCAAGCCAGGATGGAGATGATGATGAACAAGACCAAAGCGAAGAACTGACCGAGAAAGAGCAAAAGAAAAAAGATAAAGCTGATGAACTAAAGAAAGAAAAAGCAATTGAAGACAAAGCGAAACAAGCAAAAGAATCAAAGAAGATCAAAGCAAAGTATGGCGAAGAAGAAATTGATATGGATATCGACACAGAAATTCCTATCAAAGTTGACGGTGAAATAAAATATTTTAAAGTTAAAGATCTAATGAATCATAAAGCTGGTGAAGTTGCATGGGATAAGCGTTTTTCTCAATTAGATAGAGAGAGAAAATCACATGAATCAAGCCAAGGTGAACACAATAGCAAGATGCAAAAGTTTAAGGAATTAATTGAGAGCGCATCCTCTGGGAAGTCTTCACCAATGGATGCAATGAATTATTTTATTGACTCAAATGGAATCGACGGGCATAATTTTTACAAGGGGTTACGAACTTCTCTCTTTGAAAACATGGAAGATTATGTCTTGATGTCGGATGAGCAAAGAGCAGTACATGACCTAACAAAAGAGAATGAATTTTTGACTAAACGCCAAGCGGCCCTTAATGAAGATTTCAAACTAAAGCAAGCCAGATCGGCACTTGAGGGAGAGATTAACCAGACAAGGAAATCCTACGGCATCGAAGGTGACGAGTTTGTTGAAGCCTACGAGATGCTTAAAAAGAATGTTTCTCCGGAATTTGCAGGAAAGATTACACCAAAGAACATAGCAGAATATGCTATGGATCTTAGAGGGATTAAAAGATCGGATAAAGTTATTAGAGCGGTAGATGAAAAAATGGTGAACAACCAAAAGTTTTTCAACTCAGTGTTCGAAATAATCCGAGAGAATCCATCCTTCACCGATCAAGACGTTGTTGATATTCTTGCGAAGACATTGGGAAAAAGAAACGTAAGAGCACTTGAAGACAAGATCAATTCAAATCCAGAGAAGCAATCATTAATCAAGAAAGAAAAAGAAATTGAAAGTTTTGACGATTTAGAAGATTATTAAACTAATGGTACTAATATAGTACTAAAAATAAGGATTTAAAATGGCACAATACTCTTTGGCAACTGCCACATCAATGTTCAAGATCAATTACTACAAGCCTTCTGAAAGGTTGTACAACACAGCAGATCCTCTTTCTGGTCGTTTGATTAACAAGAATGATTTTACTGGTCGTTCTCGTAATCTTCCAACTTACAAGAGTTATTCAGGCGGCGTTGGTTCTGGTTCTAAGCCGGTTGGAAACGTAGCAAGTTATGAAGAAGCAACTCTTCTCCGTAAAAAAGTTTACGGAACTTGCGAAGTTGACCGTGAAGCAATCAAAGCTTCAGAAAACTCTTCTGGTGCTTTTGTTAAAGCAACTAAAGAGCAGGTAATGAAGACCGTTGAATCTTACAATAGAAACAAACTTAGAATTATTCTTGGTAACGGTGGACATGCTACTGCTGCCAGAGATTCTTTGCTTGCAAACGGTGATGGATCAACTCAGGTTTCTGGTGCTGGTTCTACTGGTTCACCATACATAGTTGTTTGTGGTGCAGATTTCAAAGAAGCAAACTTTGAAGAAAAAGACTTCATTAACTACAATGCTGAAACTTCTTTGCTTGAGGTTGTTGAAGTTGATGCTGCTACAAAGACAATTAAATTAGTTGGTACTTCAACTGGATTGGCAGCTCTTGCTGGTTCAGGACCAATGCTTACAACTGTTTATTTCTACATGCAAGGTTCTAAAGGAAATGATCCAATTGGTTTCAAGGCAATTTCTGACCTTGTTAATGGTCAAACTCTTTACGGCGTAACTGTAGATCGTAAATGGAAAATGCAAGTTAACGATGCTTCTGGTCAAGGAATTATTGTTGATGCGCTTAACGAATTGCTCCTTCAGATTGAAAAGAAAACTGGAAAAGTTCCTAACATGATCCAGTGTTCTTACACTCAATATGTTAAGATCTTGAACTTACTTGAAGATCAAAAAACATACAATCTTCCAGCACGAGATAGCCGTTTCAAAGCAATGGTTTCTTTCTCTGGTATCGAATTCATGAGTACCAAAGGACCAATCCCATTGTTCTACAACCGTTTTGTAGAAGAAGATAGGATCTACGCTTTTAATGATAACTACATCGAAGTTCATCACGCACCAGGTTTCGGTTGGTTTGATGATGATGGTACAATCTTCATGAGAAAATCAAATGGTGATGATGCTTATGAAGCTACTTACGGTGGATATTGGAACATGTACGCACAGCCGACTTTCCATGGTTGTATTAAAAATCTTGCTATCTAATTAAGATAACTTGATTATAATAAGGGGAGGATAACTCCCCTTATCTAGTTCTCTTAATGTTCTCGTTCTTGCAACACTCTCCGTCTAAATATTGGACGGCACAATAAAAAGCTTTAGAGCTTAACCTAAAGGATCAAAAATGCTTAGAAAAATTGAATCTCCTCAAAGACATGTACGAATTTTAAACTTTAAAAAAACTGGTCTCGGAACTCCTGTTCTTGGTGGAATGGACGCTCTCCATGCAACTATCGTTGACAATGGTGTTGGTAGTTATTCTATCGTTCCAAAGGTTGCTTTTGCTGAAGCTCCAAGCGTTCAGGTAACTCCAGTAACTGCAGATGGTATCTGTAGTCTTGGAACTGTTACTGCTTCTTCAATTCAAGTATTAACAAAAGATCTTGGTCTTTCTCCAGTTTACGCTGTATCGACTCTTGATCTTACTGCTGACATTGTTTTGACAAAAAAAGATGCAGGAGATTTTGCTAACGGCCATACGTTTACAACTGAAGTAATCGCGGCCGCTTCAAATCCAACAAATACTGTTCTTGCAGTTTTTACTGGAAATGAGTCTGCTATAATTTGTACTGTTACTCCTAACAATGGGACGAACAATGCTGCAACTCCTGTAACAGTAACTACTGCTAACCTTGTACAGCTCATTAATACTGGTTTGATTACTGGAAAAGTTCCAACAATCACGGATACTCTTTCTCTTCGTTCTAAAGTTACTGCTACTGGCGGTGGAGCAACTGCAATGGCAAATTCTGGAGAAGGCGATTCAGTAGTAGCAACTTTTGCTGGTGGTTCCGATATCATCGCTCAGGCTGCTAAGGAAATGGATTTTCACGTAACAATCTTTGGAACTGACGCTAAGGATAGGACTTAATTTTATGGCAAGCATAGCGAAACTAGTTTTGCTAGACGAAGTAATCACTGCTTCCAAGGATGGGGGCAGTGTTTCTCTACAGCAATCTCAAGTTGATTTTGTTGGTCATTTAAAAATAAGTTCTTATTCTGCTGGAACTTTTGTTGGCAAAATTCAGCACTCTCCTGATCTTGTAGATTGGTTTGATCTTGTAACTTTTTCTTCTTTGACAGAAAATGCCATCGAATTAAAATTTCCAACTACTCCATTACTTGGTCATGTTAGAGCTAGTATTGCAGCATCAAGTACTCCAGATGCAAGAATTAAAATAGAATTACATTATCGAACTTCAAAGTAATCAAGGGGCATAGTGCCCCTTCCCACTAAGAAGGCGTAAACGACCGGAGGGGAATATGTCAGGGATAAGCGGTTGGCCAAGTGCCAAAAAGATCATAAGTACTTTTAAAAATCTCACAAGTTCACAATCAAAAACAAATTCAAATTACGTTACTGTTCAAGACATGGGATGTGACAAGGTTGGTATTGATACAACTACAAAGTTCCTTACTCGTTTGCACGTTGGAGCTAAAGTTGTTGTAAGTGCTGACAATAGAATAATTGAAATTGCTTCCCATGGTGCAGAAGTTGGAGATGTTTTAAAGTTTGAAGATGGAGCTTTAACAGCAAGAGAATTTCCAATTACTGCGATAATTAGTGCATCAAAAGTTCTTCTTGGGACTTATCTTGATATTCTTCCTACTGCTGGAGATAAAGTTTTTGTTTGTCGTTATATTACTCAGAGATGTTCAACTGATGGATCGCAAATTGTTTCAATATCTCAGGGTCCTACTATTTTTACTTTGAATGGAGCTGACCAAACTGTAATTAAAGATACTGTCACTCCTTCCAATAACAAGCCATTTCCTACTGAATTAATTGATACTACTGGTGTTGTAAATGTAAGAGCATTGTTGACTGCAATAGATACAGAATTAAAATTAAAGGCAGACCTTACTGAGACTCAACCAATTTCCGCAACTGCATTACCATTGCCAACTGGTGCGGCGACTCAGACAACTTTGGCGTCATTGCTTACGGAACTTCAACTCAAGGCAGATCTTACTGAGACTCAACCTGTGTCCATGGTCAACCTAAGGGTCGTAGATCAAATCGACTCAACTCCTTTGCTTGATACTTCATCTACCAATATAACAGCTTCTACGGGCAATCCTGTTACTATGGTAGCATCTTCGGCCGCTGTTATTAAAAAGATTGTTTCAGTGGAAGATATTGGAGAGTTTTTTGGAATTTATACAGGCGTAGCATTGTCAGAAGTTCTTCTTTGCGTTCTTCCACTTGGTGGAGGAGAAATAGAAGTAAACATTCCAATAGCAACAAGAATATCAATTAGACACATGAAAAATACTGCGATTACTTCAGGGTATATCGCACTTAATTTCTTGGGATAACCTAAGAATTAACTAGGAGTTTTTTATTCCAGCTTCGATTTTTAATGGATCGGCAGTGAAGATCCTGAAAAATATACTGCGTTTCAAGAATGGTGTTGAAGTTATTACTAATCAAAATATTGATCCTTCAATTGGTGGTGGTTATGTCGCTCCAATAGGTTCAAAACTTATCAGAAATGACACTGGTGTTGAATATGTAAAAATTGGTGCTGGCAATACTGCATGGAAAACTTTTTCTGGTAGTACCATAAAGCGAGTCGCAGATGTGACAGCGGCAGGACTTTTGACAGTATCAGATGGCCCATTGATTTATATCGAAAGCAAAGAAGGTATTTATAGCTATTGCTCTGACTGTGGATACACAGCAGACAGTGACCTAGTTTTGAATACTGGGAATGGTGGTACTACTCGCTGGGAATTAATGCAGAAGATGTCACGAACTCAGGGTGATACTGGTTGGATTAATACTGATGCGGCAGTAATAAGTGCTCTGAATGCTACAAGCGTTCGCCTTGCAATTTCTACGGTGGCGGCAATAGCAGTAAAATCAGTTCGGATGATGGTTCCTATTGGAAATTACGACCATACGATTACTGGTGTAGCTGGTGCAAAGTATTTATATTTCGATGATGCTACATTGGTTGTAAAGCAACGTGATTCTGTGTGGGACTTCGATACGCAAGTCCCGATCATGGTTGTCTATTGGAGTGGTACGGCAATAATTGCCTATCCTCAATCTGAACTACATGGAGTACGTGATACAATATGGCACATGTATGAACACTTATATAGCGGTGCTCAATATAAGTCTGGCTTAACTTTTACTGGAAACGTACAGCCGGATAGTAGTGCTGATCCAAACGTAGATACTGTCCAATATCTATGGAGTACAGCAGGGATATGTCAGGACGAGGACATTGTATTTACTCCAGGCACCGCACCATGGGCACAAACACTTGGTTCGGGACTTACGTCAGCAACTGCCGCAATTTTTAATTTCCTATATTATAATGGAACGTCCATGGTATCTCTACCTGCTATGTCAGACCGTACGCCGTTTATCCATAGTGGAGCTGGGACTGTACCACAGTTTAATAGTGGTGGAACGATGGCAAACGTGTCGAACACGAACTATGCCGTGTATCACTTCTTTGCTTCTCCTATGCTTGGTGGATATTCTATTTTCTCACGCCCACATAATGCACAGTTCGCATCGCTTCCTCTCGCCACAGCGGCGCGACCAAGTGATTTAGTATGGACAGATGTCAGCGAGTTTAAGCATCTCTATACTGCCATTTTCCGAGTACAGACAGGCTTTGGAGCATCTCCTTCTCACCTTTGTAAATTAGTTGCATTGAATGATTTTAGACTTACGCCAGGAACGCCAAATGCAGGAGTATCGGCAACGGACCACAACTCTCTGTCGAATCGAACCGTGTTTGGGTCGCATCCTGCAACTGCAATAAGCTTAGACACGACAAACTTTAACGGCATTTTAAGTTCATTAGAACTTGATCCTCAATTGGCTTTTGACAAAATAGACGACAGTTTATTTATTCATGACACATTAACGAATACGTTCACAGGTACAACTATTGCCACTGCTACATATAGAGCGACACAGATGTGGACATACACTGGTTCAAGCGCACAAGTATTTACTGGCTTTGGTACACTTGCAAACGTGTTTAGACACAACCAAGACATGACAATCGTTGGGTCGGACGACACGAATACGCTTACTATCAACCACAATGACATTGCAAATGGATGGCTTCTTAATGGCCCATGCGAATTAAAGCGTGGAGAAGTAATTAGATTTTTATACAATGGAACTCTTGCAAGAGTTATTGAAATTTCAAGGAGTAATTAACATGAAAAACTTTCTACTTTTATTATTTTTGACGATATTTTCTTTGTCGTCTTTTGCGGCTTCAAATCGTGTTCTTGATGCAGATCAAATTGACGGTCAGAAACAGCAACAACTCCACTTTCAGGCTTGGGAAGTTTTATCTTTGCTCTTCCTGCTGTGAACGATGCTTGTTACTTTCCTTTTACGATTGACTCCGGTGATCTTGCCACAGTACTGCGAACTACTTTCAAATATCTCCCCATTACTACAGTTGGCACTTACGCCGATGGAGAATTTGAAATTGATATTCTTAATGGCACAGGTGCGGCGATATCAAGTAAAATTCAGCCTTCTCAAATCTTTGGAAATAACTTACCTGTAAATCAGCCTTATGGTGAATTTCAGACAGATGCGGCAAATTTAAGTTATCGTTTCGTAATTAAGCGTGTCGTTGCTAGCAGTACGTCAGCGATGAAAGTTGATTCTCTTTTTCTTGGGCAGGCTACTAAAATTAGTGGGCCTATTGTTACAGATTTTAAAACATTTACTCCAACTTATACAAACAATGGAACTACTTCGACGAACGAAGGAACTTCCAAACTGATAGGTGATTCACTTAACTTCAAAGTTGATTTTATTAGTTCTGGTGCAGGAGCG